TATTGTTTCTTTGTGCCTAAAAGACTAAGACCAGTAGTAATTATGGTAAGGGGATTCATTAGAAAGATACCTCCGCGACTAAACCATTAACTTGAATAAACATAGGTGCAGTTTGCGTTACTGTAATCTGAGGATCTTTATTGTATCCCAGTAAGTAGAACTCTCTTTTCCCTGTGACTGCTTGCCGTGGTTGGCTAAAGTCATTGTTTACTTTTCGTATTATTAATTTTTTATTATTTACTGAAACAGAAAGGGTTTCTGATAAATCTAATATTACTCTAGATAAACTTCTTGGTTGTCCTGTTTCTGGCCCAATACTTGTATTTACATCTATTGGATTTGTCTTTAACTCTACATCAAAACCAAAACCTACCTGACAACTTGAAAGAGAAGCGTCTACAGACGAAACATCAATCTGACCATTAGCTACTGTAAACTCACCTAAATAGTCTGTAGAACTTATTACATCTACCTTTGCGCCATTTTCAAAAAAGTTTGATACAGTAAAAACACCGTTGCTTCCTGAGTATGTATTACCAAGATCTAAACTTACATTTTGATTTAGTTCAGTAAATACAAAACTATTTGTACCAGATCCAAGATCGGTCTTAATGACAGCAAAAACCCTGTTATCAATAGCAGTAACAGAATGAAAAGAACCGCTTGTCTCAAATCTTGTCCATCCTGCAACTCCTTCAATACGATTAAGATTATAAACAGCAATCTCACCAGTAAAGTTCTGAGCAAAAACAAATGACTCAGCTGTGTTTACTGCGCCACTAATTACACACATTTGAACAGGATCGCTGATTAAATGAGAAGAAAGCAGTGAAATAGGATCAGCTTTATAAGCTTGCTCACTATCATCAAAAACAAACTGACGTATCATTTTACCACCAATTTGACTAAATATTGTAGCACCATAAAAAGGCTGAGGTCTAACAAAAGAAGAGCCAAAAGAAGTTTGTCTTTTTACTCTAGCATTTGTTGGAGTAATTGGTTGGTTTTCAAATGTAGGAATAAAAAACTCAGAACCTGCCGTAAAAATATGTATATCTCTATTTGAAACAAAATGACGTATAGTAGCTACTTCGCCAATACTCATAACAAGTTCAATGCTATCATTATCTTCTGCATCACCAATATCAAAGTTGTAATATAAACCAGACTTACTTGCCCATACAGTATCAGGTTGAGAAAGCGTACCGCCAAACCATAACCTGTTTTCATGAAAACCAACAGCAGCAGGATAGCCACGCAATGAAGAATATGATTGCTCCATCCATTCTTGTGTAGGCGCATGAGTTACAATTTGTATATTACCACCACCATCTTCAGTAGTATTTGCAGTATTGCCGCCAGTAATTGTGTATCTATTTTCATCAATTACTTTTTGAATTGTTCTTGAGCCATTTAAATGAGCAGCAGTTAAACCACCAACAGCAGAAGCATTTCTTATAGTAATAGAGTCATTAGCTGTCATACCATGATTTACATGAGTAATTTCTACTGTTGTCGAACCATCAATAGTTCTTGCAGCATTTGGATCTAATTCTACAAACAACTCATCAACTACATTCCCAGTTGCTTGTGTAGAAGATTGAACAGAAGTAATTAAAATTTCAGCATCATGATAAAGTAAAGTAATGCCAACATGTTTTCCTGTTGTATCAAAATAAGCAGCACTAGTGGTTAGCGTTATACCAGTTCCAGTAGTAGCAGATGGATCTAAGGTTACACCAGTAGGATGAAAATGATAATATGGCTGATAAGTTTTAGCATTTCCTGCTTGAAGCTGAAAAACAAACTGTTCTACTTGAAAACTATTCAAACCAGTCCTGACTATTTGTTGACACATAAAAGTATTATGACAAACAAATAATACATCACCACCTTGAGCATAGGTAAGTTCATGAAGATATGCCTGATCCCATTGAAGGGCTGCATTATTTACATCTTGAGTAAGCGTAGTTGCTAAACTTAATGCACCTGTTGTTGGGTCTATAAAAAAAATTTCACATTTTTGATGGGAAAATGCTATTATATATTGCTCATCATCTGAAAATATAAAAGGTATTAACCTTACTTGCTGACGTATTGAAGTGTTTTCTGTAATTGCTGTAAAATCATGAAGTGCTTGAAAACCACCACGTTTAGCTACACCACCTTCGGTTCTTATAAAGAAGTTTTTTACCGATTGTGCAGAAGAGTTATAAATAGGAGAATCCGTCCTTGAAACCAAAGACGGACTTATTTCACCATACTGAAAGTTTGTAAGTGGTATTCTTGCTTTTTGCATTAGCTACGCCTATTCGTAATAAACCTCGATGTTGTAACTTTTCTTGTAGTTTGTTGTTGTGAATCTGTAGATCTAGCTTTTGCTAGAAGTCTTGTGTATTGAGATTCCATCAAACCTGCGAGAGATGTATCTCTTATTAAAGCAGTAGCAAATACAACAGCCATTGCATATTCTACACATACAGAGAAATAAGAAGGCCAACCAACCTCATCAGCCCTATAAGTAAAATCTAATACTAGTTCGTCAGATGCCGCTGCATCGCAGAAAATCTTATCACCATAAATATTATATTCTATTTGAAGATCTCTTACAGTTACAGCATGTACAAATAAATAATCAGGTAATTGATACGCTGCATCAAATCTTCCAGTAGGAGTATCAGATAATCTATTTAATATAGCTTGGTTAGTTGAAAATCTCCATCTTGTAGATGTAAGATTAGTTCTTGCAATATCTTCATACATATTACCTGCAATCAATGCTTCTGTAGTATCGTCCTCAAAAGATGTAATTGGCTCTGCACCAACTAAGATGAGAGCACGACTACAAATATCAATTGCGCTATTAGCAGGAGTACTGAGTGCCATTACAAACCTCTATAAAAAGAGGGGGGCTTTTGCCCCCACTCTATTAATCAGTGTCGGTTACAGTAATAGCTGTACCATCAGCAATATCGACTACCGAACCTGTGTTCGATAATACTAATGATACGCTGAGAGTAGGAGCATCACTATCTAGTACAAAAATTGCATCACCAACATTTAACATGCTGGCAGCGTCATTAAAGTAACCAGAAACGCGAACCGCTGTCATAGCATCAGTTGAGTCATAAAACCAAAGGCTATGACCGCCACCACCTGCCATGCGAGTTAGACCAGATGCAGAAAAAGCCATGTTAGATCCTCCTCTTAGTTATTGTCTAGGACTTCGTAGATACCGTTATCATCGATAGCTACTGCGCCCATTGACATCATTGATGTTGCTAAGTGAGATACTTTCTCAGCAACATAGTTTACTTCGGTTGATACATCTGAGTTAATGCCAATACCTACAGCACTTGTATGGTAAGCAAAGTTCTTACCACCTGCTACAGCAGACGTTGAGAAGATCTTAAAGCCTAAGAACTCTTTCATTGTCATGCCACCTGCGAATGGTAAGTTTTGCGGTCCAACAAAGTCTGATGAGGCAAACTCATTGATTTGGAACAAATCAGCGTATCCAGCAGGAGACATCGCAAGATAGCGTTGCCCATCTTCTGGAACATCTGCCGTACCCATTGTTTCAAACAATGATAGAAGATCTGCTTTAGCAAGAGCAGAACCAGTATCATGTATTTGAGTAGAGTTAGCACCTGCATCCATAGCAGTAATGATAAGCTCATCTGTTTTTCTACCAAGAGCAGCAGCAGCAGATTGTGCTACAGCTTGACGCTCATTGATATTTGTTTTCAACTCATCAAGCTTGTCGATAAATTCAGCAGCATAGAAGTCACTCATTGATACTTCTACATTGGTGTGTACTAGCTCCATAGGAGTTACATTACCGTTGCGTGATTTTGTTGAGGCTGTTCCAGTGCCTATTTTCTGGAACCGTGCAGTTGATCCTGACACATTTGTAGAGCGAATAGTATTCCGTAGCTTGGAACCCATACGCTGATACGCCATGTGAACTTCAGTTTCAAACTGCTTTATAAAGGCTTGGTCTATTGTATTAGCCATTTTTACAGTCCTTAATTGAGTTTCCGATTGCTACGAGTATCCACGTTTACACGTCAATTCGGGTATCCATTAGGGCCGATCAATGCACTATGGGTCGTAATGCTTTATTATAAACATCATAATTTTTAGAATTGCAACGCACAAATTCAACAAACTTTTCATCTATGCTTATTTCAACTGGCTCAAATCCAAGCCAACAAGCCCAATTTAACATATGTTCATTCTTAGAAAGAATACTCATTGTTATTGTTGGATGTATTTTTTCATACATATGAAGCAAGGATTTTGACATCTTAGCTGTAAGAACAACATTGTGTTCAAGATTATTTGCAAAGATAGTAAACATCTGAGGCGATTCTTCCGCATGAGAAAGTCCACCTATAAAGCATAAGTTTCCATATTTGTTTCTGCAAACATATGATTCTGTTTCATTTAAAACATTAATAAGTAATTGTTGTACAGAGTCATATCCAAAGTCTTTTACTTCGGCTTTATTAGAAACATGCATAATGCTCTCAAACTCTTCAACATGATACTCTTTCAAAGGAGTAAGATATGCCTTACCTCTTTGAATTATTCTTTTTTCATTTGTTATAAAGTTTTTGGAAACCATCATTGACTTCTTGTATAAAATCATTGTTTCTTCTTGCAGGATGCCAATATCTTTCATCTTGCATCATTTCTCTTAAACCTGCCTCTGTTATTTGACCAGATGGTGTACCATCGCTACCCAATGATGGTGACTTTAGTTTTTCCATAATAAACTCAAGAGCTTCTAATCCTTCGGCTGTTTCCGTAAGTCTTTCTATAGAGTCCATATGTTGCTCTGGAAAAAATTGTTTTGAAAATAATGCAGCAGCTTCTATTCGTGCAGTAGCATTATCACCAAGCTTTTCTATTTCAGCATCAGTATCTATCATTTCTTCCTGAGTTGCTTGCATTACTTTTTCAATACCCTCTTCAAACTCAGATTGACTAAATCCATAAGTAAATGCATGATCTGCCCACCACTTTAATACATCACTATCTAAAGCACTTTCTTCATCTATATAATCAGGAAGTTGATAGTCACCTGCACTATCTGGTCTATCCTTAAAGCTTTCAGCTTCAATTTCTTTTAATACCTCAGCACGAATATCTTCATCTTTAGAACCAAGCTTTGACTCAAGCTCTTTATATGCTTTAGCTAAATCTTCACCAGTATTATATTTTTCTGGCAACCACTCAGGACGATCTTCTGTTTTGGTTTCCAAATCTTCTGCAACTACAAAATCTCTTTGTTCTTGTGGAGGCAGTTCTGTTGTTGTTTCTGTTTGTTGAACTTCTTCATTCATTGTTTTTTACCTTATGTGATCTTTGGATATGCCGCTCTATTAAGCCAACGAGATACCGTTGACCTTCTAAATGACGCAGTTCATCAGTAGAAATATTAGGACCGCTTACCATTTCAATGGTTATACTACGCAAGTATTTAAGAACTTCTTGACCAGTAGGTTCAGAAAATAAAGAGCCAAAATTAAGGCTTATTCTATCTTCTTCCGTTTTCTTTCTTGCTATTCCGTCTAAACCAATATGACTATTCTGCGGCAATAGGTGGTCCTACTAATTGTTCCTGTTGTTGCATCTGTTGCATTTGCTGCATCATTGCAACTATCTCTCTACGCTCTTCTGCATCACGAATCAACCCATCAGGTACACCAAATTTTTTAGCAAGATGAATAGCAGTCTCTTCTGAGTTAATTAATATGTTTGTAGTATCAGGTCCAAAGTAAGTATTTACTAGCTCTAAGAACCTAGAAACCGAAGTAATGTCTTGATTAGATTGAGCCTGTGCTAATGGGGAAGAAGATCTTATTTTTACTTCTCTTCCATTTACAGTTGGCATTGAGATACGTCCTTGTTTTTTAAGAATGTATATAACTCTTTGCAATACTGGCTGCACTAACTCAGCTTGCAATCTCCCAAAAGAAGAACCAATTCTTCGTGATAAATCTGCCATACGTTCAGCTACTTCTGTTGCAGATGCAGGAGTTCTATCTGGATTTCCAAGCATATCATTATACAATGCACGTTTAATATTTAAACGCATATCGCTTAAAACAAGATCAGCAACATCAAATCTTCCTGCTGACTGTATGGGTTGCAATCCACCAGATTGAGGAGACTTAGGTATTATAGTTCCAGGGACTAGGTTAATAGTATCAGGATTTATTATCCCATCATCATCCATCTGATAAATACCAGAGATAGCCATTTGTGCATTTTCTAATATAAGTTGAATAGTTAGGTTTGTAGTCTTAATAGCTGATAACGCATTAATTAATGGGCCTCTGCCGTATACTTCTCCTGCACATTTAGACCAACGAAAACAAACAAAAGGATTAGAACCAACACCAGTAAAGCGTTCTTCTTTGATATAAGTTTTAGTAAGCATATCAATTACATAATGAAAGTATGCTTCTTCATTTCTTTTACTGTAATCTCTACAAACAAGCTCAAGTAAAGTACACTTGCCTTCTGGATCTCTTTTTGCTCTTTCTTCCACCTTTGAGTCTAGCTTTGCTTCAGGATAAAGAATAGTAATCTCAGAGTTTCGTATACCTTTACGCTCTCTAAATACATGATCTATTTTATCATCTGGTCCAGTATCTAAAACAACATGTGGCAATGGTATTGCTGAGAATGTAATAGGATTAATTGCATCACCTTCATCTACACAAAGAACACCAGTACCAACTGCTAGATCCATAAATGCTTCATGGACTTCTTGAGAAAAGTTAGAGTTTTGTAGTATTTCAAAAACATACTCAGTTATTTCATCAAGGTCATTATCAACAAAATCCCGTTCTTCTTTTGGAACTTCTGACCCTGAGATAAGATCTGCCCATCTAGCAAAATTAGGAACTAATCCCGATTGAAGCCTCGAAGCAAACTCTTGAACACCAACCACTGCTGTTTCATCAAAAATCTTATCATCTCTACGCTGACCTGCTGTTTCATAGTAAAATGATTCGCGTTGTGGTAATGCAAACTCATAACATTCTTCAAATAAATCAACAAAGTTTTGCCTATGAGCCTTAGCTTTTTCATATCTTTCAAGTTTTTGTTTCGGATCGTGCATTATAAGAACCTACTATAGTAACCAATTCCACCAGTAGAACCAGTAATTAAAGATCTTCTGCCAGTGCCACCTCTGCGACCTGTTCCTGCCTGTCTTGTCTGTACATTTAATTCTCTTTCAGTGCCAGATAAAACTCTTCTTCCAGAACCAACTTCTCTGTTTCTTTCAATTCTTCTTCTTAGCAAAGACTGTTTTGCCCTAGCCCTTTTTATTCTTTGTCGCCTTAATTCATCTTGAGCCAAAAGCTCTTGTGCTTGCATAGCATCATCTGGATCTTGGGTATAAATATCTTCTGGAGTAAGAGATGTATCACCAATATTATTATCTGTATCTGTAGTAGTAGTGGTAGTAGTGGTAGTATCAGTGGTATCTGTATCTGTAGTAGTAGTGTCAGTAGTAGTAGTAGAAGGATCATGAGTTTTAGTTTTTTTCTTTGCTCTACGTCTTTTCATGTCTGCAAGAGCGTCCTTAGATCTTTGCTGTCTTACACCAAGCCTAGAATAATATTCATCATCTCTTTTACTTGGATCAAAATCTCCTGCTATATCTGCTTTAATAGCAGAAAGTCCTGTCCTTGGAGTTATTTCTCCCTGCGCTAATCGTCTTTCAGCATCGCTTATTTTCTTTTCTCTTTCTTTTTTCTTAGCTTTTGCTTTTGGTGTACACATAACAAAACTCCTTGTTACCTATTGGTAAACACAAATTAAAACAAATTTCAACGCACAAGTGACCAAACACTAGGTTTATGTGCTGCACTTTTAGGTTTTCTTTTAAAAACATCATAATCTTTTTTAGCTTGTACTACCTGTGCAGGTTTTTGATTTGACATCAAAGCACGCCCTTCTCCTGCACCTAAAAGTAAATATTGTAGTGCATCGTGAATGTGAGAGTACATATTTTTATCAGGTTTATCTGCATATCTCTCGCCACTTACCTCCATACGTTTGTAAGCATAGCCACCTTCAAAACCTTTTATCAATTGTTGGCATCTTCTATCTATTAAGAACGCAGGTTTGCCCTCAACCATCTTGTTAAGTTGCTGCGCCACTGACTCCAAGCGAAGATCCACAGAATTACTTGGGGCGGGAAATGCACGTAAACCAGCACCTCTAAGTATGTGAA